AATGAGCCATTTAAGTAGTATGGAATTCTACTCTTCGTGGGTTTTAACGGGGTATCCTACCATTATAGTTTTCTTTAATTGGCAAAGAATGTAGCACACAACATGGTTACGGACAGTTGGATTTAGACGCTACATGCTGCGAGGGACCACTCGTGTCAACAATCTTCTCAGTCCCATATCGACTACCTTCGGGATGACCGTCGTACCTAACGAAATTGTGACAGTATCAACATGTAAAATGTCTCTGACTACGTCCTCAGGCTCAGGAGATGATACTACACGCAAAGCAATGAGAGATCCAACAATATCGGTCCATTGCCTGTAGGTAAAACGATGCTCAAGTTCGCCGGTAGATGCTTGAACCATACTCAAGGCTTGTCTCATTCCCAGGGTCAGCTCTTCGGGACTGCAAGATCCGAGTCCGTGTGTCGAGAGTTCTAAGATATACTCAGATCCACCCCCAAGGAGAGTCATTCCTGGGCTCTGCGGCGTCTCCCAAGACCCACCTGGCAAGGACGCATACACGAGATAAGTACCAGGGACTGATCTCTTTTGTTTGGCTACTACCCATCCTTCAGACCAACCATTTTCCACAAAGACAGGTACCCATACAATTGATTCAAACACTGAGGCCAGGAATGAGCAGATATCGAGAACTTTCTGATCTCTTCCAATGATACGAATTCCTATTTGTGCACCTGGATCACATGTCAGAATGTTTTGAACAGCAGCGCGTACGTCCCAGGAATGTTTAAGCGGAATGTCAACTAACCAGGTCAGTTGTCCCGTTAAGCACCTACTCAGATGTTTCACGCTATCATGTGTTCTGATGTCCCCAGTCCATCCTTCGGACCATCCTATTCTAAGGAACCGAGATGATAATCCCAATCGAGCAATGTGAAGAGGTGTGTACTGGCCTGTCATTCTTGCTTCGGCGGTCACATCATCCTTGAGATCCAACCCATAACACACAGACGCCCCTCCTAGGAGAAGGGTGGCCGCACCCGCTGCATGTCCACATCCGATCATCACGAAGGACTGTTCTTTCATGAAGGGGATCATCGGCAGATAGGAGTATCCTGCTGATGACTCAAGTCCATATTCCCTGCCTCGCATCCGGCGAAATGTCCAGATATCATAACCCACCTTGTCAGGCCCAAGGTCCCATTCTATGCTGTGCAGAGAAGTAGGAGGATGCTGTGGAGTAGACCCGATCATGACGAATGAGCGATCCTCCTCATACTCAACTGATGCTTGATAAACAAAAGAAGGTGCTGCCACAGCAAGAGTAAATCTGCGAGCTAGCCTGAGAGCCTCTGACAGAGCACATTGAGTCATTACTACAGACAACCCTTTTGAGAGCTTAGAGAGACTAGAAGTCAGTTGAGCCAAGTGATTGTCTTTAGACCAAGTCAGAGTGTTGGCAATAAGCTGTGCCATTCTTTGAGATCGTCCGAGATCAGTACGTTTTCCCATCACAGAGGCTGTCAGATTTCTACGCACGAGGAGATACGCCGCCGACATTGAGATCTCTCCTACTGCTGATGCTTGTAAGCAAGATCGTTTGAAGACATGTGCTAATGCTCTCCAGGCTTCACCTTCAGAATCATCGTAAAACAGGACAATCGGGGCCTCATAGAGCACTGATGCAGGGTCATTGAACATCCTCAAAGCTTCTCGTGTGATAGATCTCCCTATTTTGTCAGACAGGTGAGTGCGTCGTTCAGCATATGTCATGCCAGAATCTCTGAATTCATCATCTCCACCCAAAGACTCCTGGACACCAGGATGGCGCAAATAAACTGACAAGGAGGATGAGATAGCTCTCGACAACGACATGATTACCGGAAGAGGAGTCCATCTGAATTCTCCTTCACTTCGAGAGAATAGAGCATCGAGAGAGAATTGAGAGATAGCTAATGCGGCAAGCTTGACAACAGACTTCCCTCCTAATCTGCGCACCTCAGCGATATCCAGATCCAAGTGGATCTTTCCCACCCCTCGGTCTGCAACAGCTGATGCAACATGAGATCGGTTCATCTGTCTCCAGATCTTTCTGGAACATGCAGAGTAAGGCAGGCGCATCTCTCTTCCTTGAACTCCCATTAAGCTAATCATAGGAAGAATATTTCGAGTAATGGATCTCTCGAGAATTATGTTCTCTGCATATATCATCGGATTGCTCACGAGTGGATTGGTTACAGGAATGAGAGGATCATGTATCTGCAGCTCTTCTTCTTGGACAGGCTCCCAAGGAAATTCATCTGTCATCATTGACACAGTGTTAGATCTCTTAGGAAATAACCAACTCAGGGCCGCTATAGCAATCAAAGCTACCATAGCCTCTTGGACCATGAAGGCATAGTCATCTTCTCCTCCTGAGATAGGAGCTGCTTTGTCAGTCGATATTGTCATGTGGGATGCTTGGGTTGTTGTGCCTAGTATATTGGCACTAAGATGTCCCAGCCGGGATTGGTATCGATGTCCAATCATCCCTCCATAGACAGACCCTAAATAGGGAATAGTTGCAACCAAATCAATGTTTCCTCTAGTTGCAGCAACATGAGCGATTACTTTGAGGAATCCTTCGCCCATTCCTGGCTGGGTAGCAATGCGTGCTAGACGGGATACAGCGATCTCGGGAGAGGAAGAAGTGATGATTCGATATCCATGCTCAGACCGATGCTCTCTAGTGGCCCTGCCAAAGTAAACCTTGTTCGGACCTCTGGTATACAGAAGGTCATGGTGAGTTACATGATTCACTTCCACTTTTAGAGCATTGAGATCATGAACAGGCTCCTGATAAGTTAACCTGAGGTCAACAGGACACACTGTTGTGATTCCAGCAAGATCCGGTTCATCCTTCTTGCACCAATATCGCCGAAGAAGCTTGGTGAAGGCGAACGCTGATTCAATTTTGGTCTCACTCCCGTCAACTCTTTGAAGTCTAATAATAAGACTATAGAATTGACTTGCCCCGGTTGACAGTATTCTTTGACAGGGATTTAGGCTCTCATCTCCTTGGAGAAGCCCTTGGACTGTTTGGGTCGATGTAAACATCTTCAGCGCAGTGCGAGAGACTCCTACTAACGACAATCCTAGAACATCCGCAGACAGAACTGGATTCAGAGGCGAAGGAGCTGTCAGGAGCTTTCTCAACTCTTCCTCGTATGTCCCTGTTGAAAATGAAAGCATCTCATGAATATCCCTATTCTTTGAAAGGCCTTTAACCCGAGAGACACTGTCTGCAAGGATCGACATCTCCGGTGTGCGTGGTCCTTTCAGCGGAAGAGAATAGGGATCATCCAGAAGTCTTCCTTTGTCAGGATCCTTCTCGAACCACGATCCTTTCTGAAGCATGAATAACACCCTGCGCAGGTTTTTTGACCCTTGAGAGACGAGTTTACACGATCCGATAGCTTTGCCTAGAGGGTCAGAGCCTCCTTTGTACAGAAACCCGAGAACATGTCCGATCGGGAGTCCACCCATCTCTCCAGGGTATTCAAGAAGGCATGAAACCATTCCTGCAGTTAGAGACTCAGGGACTGAAGCCGGAAGATATAGAGTCTCGACAGGACGTCTTTCACCCAGAGTCAGGAGATAGAGAGCACTATGGAACAGACATAGCCAATATGCCACCATGGAGTTCTTACTTTTTTCTCCCGCTGCAAGGCACTGACCGGATATCGCACCTACAGAATTGACAACAGAAGGGAAGTCAGAAGAGCTATGCGGAAACACTCGGCTAAATGCCTTGACAGAGGTGTAATACTCGACCCCCTCTATGTAGACATCCTTGCTATAAGTTATCACTTTGGTTGAGAGGAGACACTCATCAAGGTTCAACTCATGCCCAGCCTTGAGACATTCCTCGTTGGCTTCTTTGGCAATGTCGAGTGCAAGCTCTCTCAGTCCACCAGGGTATCGATTAATGAGATCATCTGGTATCCAGGCTGTACAGGTCTGATTGTCTGCCTGTCCAATGAGATAGTATTTGACTCCGAACTTTTGCATTGCTAAGTCAAACAATGCATAAGT